TCGAGCATCGTAATCCATGGGTAAAACAGTACTTCCAAACAGGCACAGCAGTAGCAAGTGCTGTTGATAATGCTGCAGATACTTGGGTTGTAAAATCTGGTACACCAGTTGGGATGGAAGGCGAAGGCGGAGACTATGCTTATAATAGCTGGATCGGACTAACTTGTGAGGTCTGGGATGGATTAACCCCAGGATCAACTAAAAAAGGTGTAGTTCTGATTACTGCGGTAGCAGGTAGTGGTTCAAGTGCAAACTTCAGCGTAAAGAACATGAACGATACTGGTACTATTACAAGTGCAGATGAAGATTACTTGATAGTAATTGGTAGTGCATACGGTGAAGGTACAGTAGCTGGAACCGCATGGGCTGATGAACTGGCAGTAGTCTATAACCAATGTCAGATATTCAAAACACCTTTGCAGATCACAGGAACAATCCTGCAAGCTGCTTTGCGTGGCGAATCATCTGAATTAGCAAGACTGCGTGATCAGAAATCACAGGAACATAAGATCCAAAAGGAACGTGCGTTTCTATTTGGCCGTTCTCCAATCAATATCACTGGTGCTTTCTCAGATGATGATCTTACAGATGCAAACAGCAATCAAGTTCGTGCAACAATGGGTATTATCCCTGCGATTGAAAAGCATGGTGATTCATCTGGAGCAGATCAGAGTCGTTTTACTATAACTGAAGCAAGTTATGGATATGGCGACTTTGTGGACGATATGGAAAAAGTATTCCAGTATGTTCCAGAAGCTGGTGTTAAGCGTGCTTTCTGCGGAGCAGGAGCTTTAAGCTACTGGTCTAAGATGGCTGGTTCTTCAGGTATGGCAGGTAACTCTGGTTGGACAGTAAGCCTTGGCGATATGAAGCGTGATGCTCTCGGTTTTAATTACCGGGTTCTTGAAACGCCTCATGGAGCATTGCAATTGATTCCAACTCCAGCTTTACGTCAGACATATAACAAGACAATGCTTGTTACATCTGATGAGAATCTGTTTCATGCACAATACCGTGCGCCAAAGTTCCAGGCAAACATCTTAACAGATGATGCTTACGATGGTGTAAAAGATCAGTATTTTTCTGATGAAGGTATTGGCGTAACACTGATTGAGAGTCATAAACTATTCCAGATTAGTTAAGGGAGGTTAATTATGGCTAGACCTTATCTAGGAGGTTCGGGTGCAGGTGTGGAAGCTCTTGCTGAAACAAAAACGCTTGGTGTTGCAGATAGTGGTAAAGTATTCATTTGCTCACAGGCAGCTGCTTATGATATCACTATACCGGCAGTAACTGCTAAGGGATGGACAGCAAAGTTTATTCTAGGTACTGCAGGTGCTAATGATTTTGATATCATTGGTGGCACAGCGGATAAGATGGTTGGCATAGAAATGGGCGATACGAATACAGTAATTACTGCTGATTCTGATAAAGTTATTTTCGATGCCAGTAATGCAACTGTCGGTGACTGGATTGAAGTTTTATGTGATGGTTCAAACTATTACGTAACTCATGCAGTTGTTGCAGATGCAGGTGGTGAGCATTCAGGCTAATACCCAAATAAACGAATCAGGGGGGCGTAATGCCCCTCTGATTTAACATTATGACACAGAAACAATTAATAGAACTCGTTAAGCAACATCATCCTGAATTGGGTGAGACTCAGATACGTTTGTATCTAAACCGCGCATTAGACGAGTTCTGTAGAAAAACACGAATTTTGAATCAGTTGTACACATTTCCAACTGTTGCAGATCAGCGTTATTACAATCTTGATGATGATATTTTAGAAGTTACAAGAGTAGATTATGATAATTATGAAATACCCAGATTGGCTGTTCCGCCTGAAAAAATAGATACGGATGCATAATGGCTGATGATGCTAGAACAGGTGCTTTAAAGCACGTATGGTGGATAGAGCGTGATGCAATTGCTATTGCAAAGCGTACAACTACAGACAATACTACAAGTTATACATCTGTATCTGAAGTAAAGACAGTTAATGTTCATGCTGTAAAACTGGATGAAGATTTTGTTGCATCTGGAACTGGCATTGCTATGGCTGAATCTCCAGCTATTCCAGCAGAATTTCATGAAACATTGGCGAATTACGCAATAGCAAAGGGGTACGAGTTAAAACCCCAATTAATTAGACAAGCTGGTTACTTCAGAAGTTTGTTTAATGATGATGTTAGAGAAGGTAAGAAATATGCAAATAAAGGAAGGGATGGAACTGCTTATTCAGTGATCCCATATGATTACTAATGGCTTTTACAGAAGTAACAATAGATGCAGATGGTACAACTTTTACTTTAGTACTACCAGAAAATTTTTATTGGGAAGACCTTACGGCTACTAATTGGGAAGATTCTCTTGTAGCATCTAGTAGTTTACCATTAGAGTGGGTTGATACAACAACCTTTTCAACAGTTAGTAATACAGCAACAACATTTACTGAAGTGGCAATATCAGGATGAGTTTTAAAACACAAATAGAAGATTTAATCGGATCAGTTGGTGATGACGATCTTATTTCAACATCTATACAGGATATAGGTGCTGAGATAATTAGTACGCTTCCTCCTCAAAAACTATTAGCTGTTGCTAAAACAGCAGCAGTTTCTTCCTCAGGATTAACAACTGCAGGTAAAAGAGTTCTTGCGGTAGATAAAGATGACTTACCAGCTAGAGAAATACCTGCTATCCAGAAGGCAAAATACAATGATACTGCATCTATATATGCGGCAAGCGATACAGATGCGATCTATTATATTGAAGATGAGGTTGTTAAGGTAAATGGAACTGCGGGAAGCGGTGCTACTGCAGGAGTTTTACATTATGTACCTAAGATACCTACATCAGACGGTAGTACAGCTATAGTTCATGGTGGAAGTACAGTTACTAATTTTCCGCAGGAAGCAGAGCGTTTACTGGTTCTTGGCGGTGCAATAAGATGTTTACAGCGTTTAATGGCAGATAAAACATCCAGTCTTCCTAGTGATGTACCAGAACCTGTATTGGGAAGTATATCAGAGAGTCTGCCTACATTTACCGTACCAAGTGCTTTTGTTCTGACACCAGCACCAGCGGGTGCTGATGTAGATTTCAGCAGTGTACCCTCTTCTCCAAGCTTTGTATCACCTGTTTACTCAGCACCATCGCTTGGATCAGTTGGAAGTATATCACTGCCTGCAGCTCCAGTCACTCCAGCATCTCCAAGTTTTACTTACACAGATGCAAGTGTATCTGATATAGTTCAGCCTATTGTTTCAGTAAGTGATATGGCATCTATGACAGAGACTGCACCAAGTTATATAGCTCCAGTGCTTTCATTGGGTGCTACTCCATCTATAGGTAATCTAACTATTAGTGCTACAATACCAGTAACTCCAGCACTTAGTTCTAATTCAGTTAGTTTTAGTTCTACAGCTCCAACTTATACAGGACCTGTTATTGCTCCGTCTTTCAGCACAGTAGATACATTTATATCTACAGATGAAGATGTAGAGCTTGCATCAGCAAAAATTCAGGAAATCAATTCACAGATCGGTGAATACCAGGCTAATATACAGAATCAGTTAAATGTTTTTAATGATGCTAATGTAGAATATCAAGCAGACTTGCAAGTAGCTATACAGAATGCGCAATTGGCATCTGGAGATGATGGTCAGTTACTACAGAGATACTCTAATGAACTTCAAAGCTATCAAACAGAAGTCGCTAAAGAAGTTCAAGAATATCAGCAAAATCTTGAGGGTGATTTAAGAGTATGGCAATCTGAGAGGCAAACAGATATACAGAAATACAGTGCTGATATACAAAGTGCTTTAAACTCTTTTAATAAAGATAATATTGTATACCAACAAGACATACAAAGAAAGACACAGAATCTTGGTAAAGATACTCAAGTAGCAGTACAGAATGCACAACAAGAGTATACTTCACGCAAGGCTAATATGGATAAAGATACTCAATTAGGACTTCAGAATGCATTGCGTAATTATGAAAAGAGCGTTCAGGAATATCAAGCAGATATGGCTAAGTATCAGGCTGAAATCTCATCATATCAAGCACAGGTAAATACAACTATTCAGACATGGGTAAATGAAGAATGGAATCAAAACTTCCAAAAATATCAGACTGATTATACAAACAGTTTACAGAATTATTCTGCTGATATACAAAAAGAGACATCTAGCTTTGGATCTGATTTAAGTGTCTATCAGCAAGAGATACAAAAAGCTTTGCAGGAATATCAAGCTGAAACAGGCTATGATATGAGTAAATACAGTTCTGAGGTACAATCGCAGACTAACAGGTTTGCCAGCGACTTACAGAAAAATACAGAAACATTCCGTACATCTATGGAACGATACGTAAACGAACTCCAGAAAGTAGCGGAAAGCAACCAAAGTAAGCTGTCCAAGTATGGAGCCGATATCCAGAACTATGGATCAAAGATCCAGAAACATGGTATGGATTACCAATGGAAACATGGTCAATATCAATTATTAAAAGCTGAATATATGCAGGGCTTACAACTATTAATCAGCGGTGGGATACCGCAACAACAAGGAGCTTAATTATGGCGAATACAAATAAAGTATCGTTTGCAGTATCTGTTACACCTAAGATATTAATGGATCTTGCAAATGGTATAAATCAAGAAATGGAAGTTATTAACGAAAATGTTAGAAGAACTGTAGGTGGTTCAGGTGAAATAACTTCAAATAGTGGAGACGGTACAATAGCTGGTGGTTGGGCTGATGGAGTTAATACTGCTGTAACATCTGATGGCACAACCTTAGCTGCTGATGTAGATACAGACTTAATATTTATTAAACATACAGGTTTTTTATTCGGAACAACAACCGCTTCTGAAGCTGCTGACTCTGTTAGGGTATGCCTTGATGGGAGTGCTACAGCTAATTTAACTGGTGATAATGTAGCAATAGCTACACTTACAAACGGTGAAGCTATAGCATTGCCAAGACCGGGGGAACTTTCAGCTACGAATACTTTAGGTTATGTATTGGTTACTGGTAATGGAAGTAACCATGTAGGTGTAGAAACTTTAATCGTAGCAACATAAAAATTTAACCAAGATACCCATGAGAGTAGTCAAGCTCGGTAAGGTATCGTAACGAAGGAGAAAAAAGATGGCTGGTGGAAAACAAAAATACTCAGT